TAGCAACAACGGCGGCAACTGGTTTGGCGGGGGCCACTGGCGCGGGCGGTTCTTTGTGCGCCGCAGCTTGCACCTCGGCTATTTTTGCAGTCATTTCCGCAATATCCTCGTCAGAGAACTTGCGCCCGTCGCTGCGAAGGGCTTCGTTAAGTTCATCGCCGGTTAACCCGCCATATTCCGCGATGATAGATTCTAAGCGTTTGTAATGGATTGGCATAATTTTTATTTTACATTTTAATAATCCGGCTTTGTTTTTGGTCGTTGGCCGCCTTTAGCTGCGAAAGCACGTTAATTGTGTTCACGTACTCCAAAAGCTCTTTGGAAAGCTTCACCAACTCTTTTGCCGGAATGTTTTCAGTTTTCAAAATGTGGTCTTCGGCATCGTTAGCAGCTTTGCTAACGGCCTGTATGTGTTTTTCTATAATACTCATGCTGCTGCTGTTTCGGTTAAAGAGGCTACCTCTTCAATAATAGAGGCTATTTTAGGCTGCACGTAGGCAATCAATGCCATACGTAAAGCATCGTCATTTTTCATAATCCAATCCATATCCGTTAGTGTGCTTGCCCATTCGCTGAAATATGTCTTACAGGCTTTATCCTCATTGGTAATAGATAAAGCACTCACCTGTGCCACCGTCATGTGTACCCATGGCTCTACCCGCATCTGTTTTAAGGCTACCTGCAATTGGATAGGGCTGCTGCAATACTTGGATTCGTAGTAATCTGTCAACAAGTCATCCAGCACACTTTGCGCTGCACCCGAAGTCCTTGCTCTGTTGTATTTATCCCAAACAGAATCAGGGGCCTCAATGGCATAGCGGTCGCCATACTTTATTTCGCAGCCTTTGTAAGAACTGCCATACATCAACCCGGCGCACAGCTCAACGATAAAGGTTTCAATACTCTCGCACCAATGGGAATAAGCACACAGGGCAATCTGCATGGCGCCATCCTCATGCACTACCTCGGTGGCGGTTTTATCATCCTTGGCCGCCTTTAACTGGGGTTTCATCTTTGGCAATACGCCCCATTTGGTAAAATAAGCCTGTTCATATAGCCTGTCAAGGTCTTGTGTGGCTAAATCCCACGCTTCAATAGGTGGCGTAGAATAACCGTCAAACTGTGTAGGGATGGAGATTTTGCCGTCCATGCTTTCCGGCATGGGGATAACGATTTCATCGCGTACGCTGGAACGCTTTTGAAAACCGGTGCCTTTACAATCGGGGCAATCGTTGCCGCCCACGGCCCTTGTACCTTGGCAAGTAGGGCATACTGACTGCATGCGCCAGTGTTTGGGGAACATGTGCAAGTTCTTCCATATCTCAAACACGCTGTTTTGGGTAAGGATGGAGTTTGCCAGCTCTACAATTACGCTATCGGGGCTAATAAACAGGTCTGAGTTAAACTCGTACATGTCAGATAGCACCATTGCCGGGCAGGTTAAAAACAGGTTAGGCAGTGTTAATTCCGGTATTTCGGTAACCTCTTTGCCATCCCACATCACAATCTTATCCGTTACCTGGTCAACAACCCTGTAATATTTAGACTGTTGCGGCTGGCTTTTCATGCGGTCCAGTATATCACTGGAGCTTTGCGCTTGTAAAGAATATTCCGCAGCTTCTTTGTTGGAAAGCGTAAATATTACCAACTCGCATTTACGGCCGCTCAGCTGGTAGTAAAAAATATCTGCACTGCTTTTGTACGTTGGGTACGGCATACCGTCATTACCTATTTCCAAATATACCAGCCCGTTAGGGTCTATGTGGTAGCCGTCTAATCCTGTTGTGGCAATCCAGCGGCGCAGGCTCATACCTTTACGGATATTCGCACAAAAGGCGGTAAACTGTTTTAGCTGGTTGTCAGGCAGGTTGATAATGGTAGAGCCACCTTTTGCCGAAAACACCTTTGCAATGGGTGCATGTAGCCGGGCGAACATATCCCGGTTAGAACGGGAATATTTTTGGCGGATGTTCTTTTTTTGCTCGGTCTCAAATTCGTCCATCGTTTCAATAGCATCGGCCATCCCTTTGCCAGTAATATGCATGTTAAGCCGCTTTGATTGCTTTTGTGCTTCAATCAATTGCTGCCTTAGCGGATTATTGGCGAATATGTCGTTAAGATTGGCCATACCTGAAAGATATTTGACATTCAAAAGTAAATAAATTATTTACCAAACATAAAAATTTATTGCGTAGTGATTTCAAAGCGTTTTTTACCCCGCTGGTCATTCACAACATACCCCACGGCATCAATATGGTGGTTATAAGCATCCTCAGGGTCATTGGTGTAATTGCCGTACTTATCTTGGGCATAGATGTAGTTATTTATTTCGTGCCATGCCTCGGCGTGTTCTTCCACGCAATACAGCTCCATACCGTCCATTAAGGCAATACGTTGGCTGATAGCGTCTGCACCTTTTACGCAAGGCACCACATAAAAGCCTTTTAAAATGCCCGGGTATTTGGCCGCATCATCTGCGCTCACCTCATGCAGCTTAAACCCGTGTTTAAGTTTCATAATGGCTTTAGCGTCGGCATTATCGGCAATTATCCTATCCGCTGGGGTAAAACCTAAGGTGCAATACAACTTAGCCAATTCCAGTGCGCTCATAGGTTTGTAGTTGATAAGCCGCCACCAACACCGATTTTTGTCAAATTTAACCCCTACCAGCGCGGCAGGGCTGGCGGTGCCAAAGTCTTGCCCGTAATACTCCCTGTATGGCAGTTTCATGTAATCGGCAAACTTAATAGGCTTTACTTTCTTAAGCACTTGCCCTTTGCGCCCACTGGATGAATAGCCTTTGATGGCAGTAAGGTAGTAATGGACGTTATAGTTAGGGTCGTCAGGGTTGCCATAGCTTTCGTAGCGGTTTACCACATGATCGGGCAAATACTCGTTATCTTGGTACACCGAGCAAATAGACACCACGCCGGATATTTCCTTGGGCACTGGTTCAAAATAACCGTCATGGGCTGGTACCGCAACCAAGTTAAAGTATCGTTTTAGGATAAAATGCCCCGTGTCAGGCGTGTTAAGGATGATAATAACCAAACAGCCTTCTTTGCGCAAGCTATCCACAAACGTGTTAAACTTGTCCACGTCCGTAATATCCTCGCCTTCTTCAATCACGGCAATATCAATATCACTGGCACCTTTCAGGTTAGCCCGCTTTTGGTTATCAGAAGCCCTAAAGCCTTTCGTGTAAATAAGCGTTTTGCCGGTTTTCTTGTCTTTTAGCTCCGTCTCATTTTTGGTAAAAAAGCGGCTTAAGGCCCCTTTTTCGTTGGCGGTGTCATACCTCGCCCATATCTCATTTAGGATAGTATCTTTAATCAGCGCCTTTTCATCCCGGATAATTACGCAGCGTTTTTTAAGCATCGTGGCGGAGAAAGCAATAAACTTGCTTATCTCATAGGTCTTTCCGCCACCCCTGCCGCCAATACATACCACCGTGTGGGTTTTTGGCGGCAAATTATAGAGCGGTTCAAACTTTTTGCTTTTTTGGATGATGGCTTCAACTTCCATTATTTGAAAGTGATTTTGATTTTATCGGGCAGCAGGGCTTCGCCGTCTTTGCCTGTTATCTCGGTTTTGGCTGGGGCATAGTCCCCTTCCATCTTGTTCAACTCGGCAATAGCTTTTAGCCTGTCGGCCTGGTCAGGCTCCACGGCAAACTCTTTAATCTCTCCAGCAATTACAAAGGGGCGTTTAACCTTTATTTGGCCTTTGATAATCTTGGTAAGATATTCCTTTCGCTCGTTTGCGCTCATTATAGCCATTTTACGGGCTTTAATAGCCTCGGCGGTGTCTACTGCGTCCAGCTCCTTCTTTATCGCCTGCTTGCGCTCCGTATGCTGCCTATTGGCCTCTTTCCATAGGCGGTCAAAGGTTCGGGTTGATAATTGCCATGCCTTGCCAACCTTTGCCAATGCTTTGCCACGGTCCGCGCCAAATTCAAGTTCTTTTATGATTGCATCAATAATATGTTGGTTTCTGCCTGCCACGCTACAAAGTAAAGAATTTATTTACTTTTACCGTCAAAAACGTAGTTTTAACGCTTTCTAACACCCATTTTTATGTAACAGCACTTCGCGGCCCGGTAATGTGGGGCAACCTGAAATATAAATCCCCCGGCGTTCAATGTGGTGTTGTTTCGCGGCTCATTGGCCATTTTAATGGAAATGCTTCAACCATTTGGAATATTTTTTGGCGTTTTTTGTGAATATTTTTTGGCGAAAAGTGTGTTAGAGAAAATTGGCAGGCCGTTCACACTTCAATAATTTCTATGTTTAATTCGGCTTTCATCAGCTTCTTTTTTAGCCTGTACACGGCCAGTTTTCGAGTAACCGACGATTTTGCATCTTCTACAATTAACTCCCCATTTCGAGTATAAGTAAAATCTGCGATAAATTTACACACAGACAATTCAAACGGCGTTTGGCAGTGCAGGTGCGTTATCTCTCCGGCGGCTTGCATGGCCCGTAATTGAATGTACCTTTTGGCTTCCTTTGTGCTTTGAAACTTTTTCCCGTCCAACTCAACGGGTACGTTATTGTACTTGTTTTTTTTTGGAGTCCGCAGCTTTTCGGGTTCCCCCCACAGGTGCGCATTATCCGGCCTTTGACCTGCGGCGGTGTTTTTAAATTGGTCTAAAGTGATGGGCGCACGCTTCATACAACTTTTTTGTAAATAGTTTCTGTCTTCGCATTAAAATCAACGAGCTGTTTTTTATTGGCAGCTCTTTGAAGCTTACTAACTTGGCGGCGCAAAAGCTTGTTTTCAATCTTTATCCGTTTGCTTTCAGAAATGCCGATTATGGCCTTAAGGTGCATGAGCGGTTCGTAAAACTCTCGGTCCTTTGTAAAAACAGCATTTTCGCAATTTTTTAAGGCTGGCAATACGGTGCTATGGTCGTATCCGCCTAACAACTTGCCAATATCCTGTAAGCTCAAAATGGTACTGTTGTATAAAAAGTACATGCATAGGTGGCGCGGGATGATATATTCCCTTTTCCGGCATTTTGTCGTGATATACTCAGGCGTTATGCCGAAATAATCACAAACCGTCTCAATAATTTGCTGTGGGGTCATACTTATTGGTTATAGCCATCCAAATGGCTGGTTAATAAATTCGGTTTCTAACTTGCCAAAAATCTTTGGCGTTTCATAATTCTCGTGATGCTTCGGTGTCAAGACTTTTTTAGATTTCAAATACTGGCTTCGGCACTTTCTGCACATCGGGTAATCCTGGTCAAACCGGTTGTTTTTAGTTTCTTGGGTTTTACAGATTGCGCACGTGCTGGCCAAGCTGGGGTCAAAAGGTGTTCTCATTTAAAAAAAATTTACTTCTGCACACATTTTTTCAAATTCCGTTTGGTTGTTTTTTTTTGCTTTGGCAAGTTTGACCGCTTTTTTGCCCCTGCAAGGGTTGCAAATGTTGGCCCCATACCGAAATTTTACATCGCCCTCCACGGCTTTGCACTTGGTGCAGGTTTTACGAATTTGATACATTGCTTACCCCCTTAGGTCGTCCCCTTTAATGGTGATATTGTTAAACATTTCTCGCATCCGGCTGCGCACCCGGTACCCATACCGCTCTTGAATTTCGTCACCGCCGATATTGGTCGTAATAATCAAACGGTTAAAAGGTCTTTTGTTCAGGTAGTATCCTTCAATAAAATCCTTAAACCAACACACGTCGGTGCCATAATGCTTGACGCTGGGTGTTTCGCTGCCCATATCATCGAGCAGGGTAATACGGTCGGTGTTGATTTCGCAGAAGCCATTCAGGCGCACCCGTTCCGTTATCTCAATCAGCGAATAGATGACAATCGGGCAAAGCGGGTTGTTTTTTACAGCCTCGATCGTTTTGGTTTTACCAAGGCCGCTGGTTCCCATCACTAGCAACCCTTTTTGGAAAGAAAATCCGAGTTCTGTTTCAAATCGCGCGTCGGCAGCAAGAAAGTAGCACAAGGCTTGTATGTAAGCTGCGTTTGTTTGTTTGTCGTACACAAAGTGGCCACACTCGTTGAGGAAATAAGCTTTTATTTCCGCCCAAAACCGGCCTGCGGTCCAGCTGCGCCGCAATTCCTCGGCTTTTTTCTGCTCTCTTTCCCTTTCGCGTTGCCTGTAGGCTTTATCCTCTAACGCCCATTTTTTGCGTTCATTTGCCGACCGTAACACTTCGGCAATATCAATTTTGGCAAGCCAATCTTGCTCTGTCGGGAATTGGCCCAATAGCTCCATTTTGCGGCCGTAAGATTTTTTTAGCTGCATAACTGCATGGTTTATGGCCGCTTGTTTTTCCTCATCCGTCAGCACCTCACAGGGGTTGGAGGCGGCTACCAGGCTGCCCGGTGTTTCCAGTGCGGGCAGCAGTTCCCCGATTTGTTGTGTCATTTTTGTTAGAATTGGTGATTGAATCGAATTTTTGAGACAAAACCGGCAATTCAAAATTGATTTGTAGCCACGTGTCATGCTCCCAAGCTTTTTTGAAAAAATAGGCCAGCGATTTAAGGGCTTGTTCCTCCGTCCATTCCCGTCCTTTGGCCGCACTTAGCTTTTTTAGCCGGGTGACAATGGATTTAAGTGCTTTCCCCTTGGTTGCGTCAAAACTTGGCGGCGCGGAAAATTGTTTTTCGTAAAAATCAAACCAGCATTTACAAAGCAATTTCCAGTAATCAATTTCTTTTTTTTCAGAGGTGCCGCCCTCTGGCGGCAAATGAGATTTAGAAGTATTTAGTTTAGTCTTGTCTAGTTTATTAATAGTACCCATTTGTGTCGGCTTTGTGTACCCATTTGTGTTACCGTTTGTGTATGCTTTTGCCTCCGCACTTGTGTCCGTATTATGGACACAAAAGAATATTAACTTATATTCTGCGCACAGATTACCGCCGCGTTGCTTCCAGTTAAGGCGTCCTTTTTGCGTGAGTAAATTTCTGGCTTCGTACAGTTCAGACCGTTTGAATCCTGTTTTAGATTCAATGATTGATATGGCTACCGTGAATGATTCTTCCCATCCAGCTTTATTTGCTATGTGCATCAAACTATGCCATAATGCAATTGCCGATTTTGGAACTTGATTCGTTTCGAGCCAATCGTAGAACATGTTTATTTCCGAGATGTAGTTAATATTCCGTTTCAACTTTAAATCTTCTTTTGGGGATATGCTTAAAAACTGACTGACTAACTTAAAAACCTACCTGTATAGTGGAAAATCCCTTACCTGTAATGCCAAAGGAAATTCTTCAATGTTGCCGCCGTGTCGGTCACTCATTTTTAATTGCTTGGCTAAGTGGGTACCCATCTGCTTTACAAAAACAGCTATATTGTTAACTTTACAATCGTTCACGATAGTTTCTATCCAAGATAGCTCACAGGGCCTGTAGCGGTATTTACCTGTTTCATTGCCACTTTCCCCGCCGACAATTACCCAATCAAACGCAGGCAATATGTGCCAATGTTCACCAATTGCTTCAACCGTTGGTTTCCATAAATTAATTTCTCCATGCAACGGCTCCAATGAAAGAAACTTTACCTTGCTTCGTACCATTGATAAATCCACCATTCGCCGTATGCTGCTTTGGCTTCCCACACTGGTGCCCAGCCAAACGTTGTGCCACCCTTCACCCCAATCGAGGGGAAGATGGTCAGCAATGCGCTCCGGCCTTTTGGTAAGTATTTGAAAAATAAGGTGCGGGCATTTCCTAATTATGTCCCACATTTCAGACCTATAGCTATCGATTGCCGGGTGAAACACATCAGTAAGGGAAGAAGTGAATATCAGCGGCCTACCATGCCAAACCTTACTGTAGTTATCTTTGTAATGCAGCGGCATATTAAAGACCGTTTTAGTCCTTACTACTTCTAAAGGATTGTACCGTGTGTTATCAAAGCTATCGCGGTACATATAGCAAAATTTGCAATCCTCGTCAACTTTGGTGCATCCCCTGGCGATGTTCCAAGTAGCATCGGTCCATTGAATATTTGATTTTTCTGCCATTGTTTAAGCTGTTTTGCGTTTATTAGTGAACAAAATGTTTTGTGCCATGGCCTCACACCAAGCCTTTACAACGTGGGGTACCACACTGTTGCCGATAAACTTTTTCTGGTCTGATTGGTTGCCAGCTAAATGGTAGGAAGATGGGAAGCCCTGAATTTTTAAAAGCTCTGTTACCCGCAGCATGCGCATGTTGATGTCGACCAAGCTATACACGGCCATAAACTGCTTAATCTTAACCATGATTTCACTGTCGGTTTCGTAGATACATACTGCCACGGGGCCATGCTCAACCTGTACGAAGCTTAACGGGGCTTTATCTTGCCGGGCTACTATCACGCAGCAGGGCTGGTTAATATCGCACGGGTTACCACCCCACCCGGGGTTTATTAGGTAGTGGTGCCTGCGGCTGGCCATTAATGTCGGTGCAACGCCGTCAACAGATTGCGGGTTGTTGGTAAAATTGCCCGGCAATATGAAAGGGGACACCTCCACCAGCCTGTGCTTATCCGTTGGCATTATGGTTCCTGCGGGTACGTCAATGCTTTGGTTTTGGCTTTTTGAATAATGCTTGTCAACAAAAAATTCAGGTTTCAATAAAGCCAGCTTATCGGCTGTGAGTAAAGTCGGCGCAGGTTCTGTCACCTCATTACACTTGCTGCTATGGTTATAGTTGACTAAAAACTCCGGCTGTACAAGAGCGCAGCGGTCTTTGGTGGGGATGGTTGGCGCGGGGCTGTCAACGCTGCTGATGTTATCGCCATTGCCATAATAGGCAGCAAGAAATTCCGGCTGGGCAAGATATAGCCTGTTTTGTGTCGAAATAACTGGTGAAGGTTCATCTACCGAGGGGGCGTTGTACCGCCCATTTGCGCTGCGGCTGTTGTACTTTACCAAAAACTCAGCCTGCACCAAGTCTTGGTTGCCTCCGGTTGCAGTAAGTGTACGTGCAGGTCCATTAGTGTCCACCAATTTACTGTTAGGTTCACCGTTATGCCGTTGCAC